CAATTCTGCATACCACTTCTGCGCGCATCAAAACCACCCCTGTGGATAACGCCACACAATTCTGCATACCACTTCTGCGCGCATTGAAAAATTCGCAGTGTACTTTGCGGTGGGGATGACGATTATGCCTTGACACCCCAATTCTGAGCTTCTAAAATCGGGACTGTGGATAACTTGAGACACAAACGCGAAGGGCGTTTGGTCTGGTCATTGGGAGCGCAGAACATGGAAGAACTTCTGAAAACACTCAACATAACGCTGACGCGTCTTGAGCGCTTCACCAAATACGAATATGGTGAAGAGGCTCATTTCATGCGCGGCGGCTCACATCCTGAGGAACTATGGGTGCGTCCTTTCGCCTCACTTCGCCCACGCGACGAATATTTTCACCGTTGGTTCCGCGCAGATGACGAAGGGCGCCTGTGGATATGCGAATTTTTCACAGACAGTTCTGACGGCATCACTCTTTTGACGTCCATTGTGGAGAAGTACAGCAAGGATCACGCAAGATGATTGACTTTATACTTGCGGTGTTGATTGTGCTACTTGCGTGGCAATCTTACCGTGATAGAGTTGCATATTTGATACTTCAGAGGCGCATTGAAGTAATTCGCAGCACCATGGTTTCATATCTTCATGAATACCGGGTACAAAACGCGCACCTTCACGACAGGATTAACAATCTTGACGTGAAATCGCACCGAGAACACTCACCCATTAAATTACGTGACCTATAAAATGCGCGTCACAGAACTACAAATCATGCGGGGCATGTTTCTTGCCCGCCAGCTATATAGGGGAGCATACATGCGCACCACTGAACTAGACGAAATCTTCACGGGACACGGAAAACCCAACATGAACCTTGACACACTTGAAGCAGCGATGAAGACTTACCGCGAGGGAGCGACGGCTTTAAAGATGCTATACAAGGCGCAATCGCTCAGAATTGTCATGATGCGGCGTGCTTTGGTTGATCACGAGTATAGTGAGCGTGACAGTATTTATGAAATGAGTTGCCCGCGCGATGACTTGTATTACACTATAGTTGGGGTGTTAGTTAATCAAGTCAACAAAGCGCGCGACGAAATTCTTGCAATCGCTCCAAATCTCACTATAGCGGAAGCAGACTAATGAGCGCCATAGAAACAAACGCACCAATGTCACTCACGGAGATTGAAGAGCTTCTTTCCGGAGCTCTTTTGCTCGGACATTCTAAGCGCATCACTCTTGACGAAATGATTACTATCATGATGCGCGTCGCACGCGAGTTAACCGTCGCACGTGGTTTCACTCGCGAAGAATCCATGAACTTTTACAACACTTGCTCGGAAAGGGCTTATGCATGTCTAACGGCTCAGACAGAAGAGACGCTCAACGCCGCGATGTTCAGCTTGGAAAAAGCATCCGTAACACATTGACGGCGGCTGCGCAGGATCGGCACACGGGCGCACTAGGTGATCCTATTGAAACGCGCGCTGGCCCTTTGGCGCTCGCTCAGACGAGTGCAGCAATTGGGCTCGCAGTTTTGCGCGTTCGCAACCGCAAGCGGTTTCTAGGAGGCTGAAAAATGCATATCATGGACACAAACGCAGGACCGCATTTGGTCCGTACGTCACGCTACTTACTCCAGCACATTGATCGGCGTCGCCTGGAGCGCCGCGACGGTGAGATTGAAGCGACGCTTCCGGCTTCGTTTGCCGAAGATCGCGTAACTATAGATCACAACGTTTTTGAGCGTTATGCGCAACTATGTCACCATGGGCGCGCTCATTACTTCATTGATGAAGTTGAGCGCACTAGAACGGTGTTCGTCAACAACCGCCCGCAAGAAATCGCGTACAAAGTCCGTCGCCACAACTTCTATCCACACGTCAAGGTTGCATCGGATACTGACAACCACCGTAAGCGGACTTCGGCGAAACGTCACACCTCAGCCCACGGAGGGGAAAGCCGCCGTTAACTACTTGACATTGCTCAGTCTAGGGGGATAAGATGGGGGCAGACACGCGGGAGTGCACAACTCAACCGCGTATCTGCCCACTGTCCGCGTCACTGGACTGTTGGTGGATAACCAGTCACATCCAACAAGAGCATAATGACCATGGCCCCACCGAATGTCAACCTAAAAAAGGGCCATCGCAAACCAACTGCCCAACAGCTTGCTGATCTAAAAGCCGCCAAGAAACGCGGTCTAACCACAATCGACATACGTGATATCAAGAAAAACGGTCTCAGTTCCTATCACCGTTCTCTAGCAGCAAAATTCAAGGGCTTATCCACAGGCTCGCTAGCAGTCGCCAACGTCACCCCCGCCGCCGCCAAGCGCTACAAAAACGAAGGGCTCACAACCGTCGGCAGCAAAGTGCTAGTCCCGAAAGCACGCCCTGGAGACAAGGTAGTCTTTTCCAAGAAAACAGGCGAGCTTCGCAAGTATCACGCCACACTAAAGCGTGAAATTCCGCTCTTACCCACCAAACCACGCGCCCTAAAGAAGGGCGAACAATATCATATCATCTTCAAGAACAAATACGGCACAACCTCGAAAGATTTTGACCGCGCTTCTGATGTGGCAGATTTTTTGAGTGCATATCCCGCGTCAACAGATTACCTTGAGATTGAAGTTCAGATTTACTGAGGATAACCGGAATGTCAACCATCCTTTCCCGCGCCCAACGTGCCGCGCTCAAAGGCACGCACGGCGGCACACGTCCCAACGCGGGGCGGCCGCAATGGAAGTCCGCAGAAGAGAAGCGCGCCACCAAGCGCGCACGCGATAACCGCTACAACGCCAAGCACCGCAACAAGTCGCTAGACCGCGTTGCGACTCTTGACTTTGAGACTGATCCATTCGACAACAAAAACCCTGACAGGATGATAGAGCCCTTCCTTTGCGTGCTCTACTCCACTTCCTTCCCCACCATAACACTTTGGCGCGACGCAGAAACCCCACTTGAGGATTACATGCGCCTAGTACTCCGCACAATAGAAGAGCTCCCAAACAGCTACACAATTTACGCTCACAACGGCGGTAAGTTTGATTACATGTTCCTGCTCAAATACCTTCGCGGAAACGTGCTCTTCAAGGGCGCAGGCATCATGACGGCGCAAATTGGTGAGCACCAAATTCGCGACAGCATGAACATATGCCCCGGAAAGCTCGCAAAATACAAAAAGGACGAAATCGACTACCGCTTACTTGCTCGCGACAAACGCGAGAAGAACAAAGCCAAGATCATAAAGTACTGCATTTCTGACTGCGTCTATTTACACGAACGCGTTTCCCACTTCCTACGGGAACACGGCTTCAAACTGAGCATCGGACAAGCCGCGATGGCGGCGCTCAAAAAGTCAAGGCGCTCCGATGGCACGCCCATGAACTCGTCAAACATCCGGATAGGTGAGCAAACAGACGCATGGATTAGACCGTTCTTTTTTGGTGGTCGCTCAGAATGTATTCAAGGGCGGGTACATGTTAAAACCCCACTGAAACTATACGATGTAAATAGCATGTATTCTAGGGTGATGGCTTATCATGCGCACCCAATAGACGGTCAATTTTCCCAGCACTCCCGCCAGCCTACGCTAGACACCATATTCATCGAACTGGAGTGCGACAACAACGGCGCACTAATCTCCCGCATCGAAGAAACTGCGACCATGCAGGAAGTCCTAGCCGGTGAGGCGAAGGGTTCGGTCACGTGCAATATGCCTCACGGCGTTTTTCAGACAACAATTTGGGAGTACAATGTTGCCCTACGCTACGGGCTAATCTCAAATATCCGCATCATTCGCTGTATTGACTTCAAAAACCGCACCACTTTTGCGGACTTCGTTTTACCCCGCTACAGACTTCGCGAAGAATTGAAGGTGCGCCTAGAAATAGCGCCAGAAAACACGGCAGAATATGCCGCGCTCAAACTCGCTTCCACAGACATAAAGGACATTCTCAACAACGCATACGGCAAGTTCGCGCAAAACCCACGCCGTTTTAAAGAGGCGTACATGACTAATCCACCAATCCGTGTCCCCTACACAGGTTCCGGCATTGGGCGCGGCAAACTTGTAGACGTGTTTGTCGATCAGCCGCCGCCCGATGCAAACGGACCATGGGGCAATCCCCACGAAGCGCCATACACCATTGACGGAAAACGCGGTGCTCCAGGCTACACGCCCCAAATTTACACGGACCATTACGCGCTATGGGAACGTCCTTCCCCATCGAAGCGCTACAACAACGTGGCAACCGGGGCCTCGATCACTGGAGCGGCGCGGGCCGTTTTGCTTGAAGGAATACAGCACGCAAAAAACCCGTTGTATTGTGACACTGACAGTTTACTCTGTGAAGATTTGGACGCCTCCAAAGTTGAGATACATCAGACCAAATTAGGAGCATGGAAGCTTGAAAACGAGTGGACAGAGGCAATAATCGTTGCAAAGAAGGGCTACTATCTATACAATGCGAATACTGGGGCGGAAAAGTTCCGTTGGAAGGGAGCTCCCGCCGCTGCTTTGAACCGCTCAGTTTACGAAAGAACTTTTGCCGGGGAATCTGTGATCACAGTTGCAACCGGCCTAACAATGACTAAGAATTCTGTTGCCCACTATCAGACGCGCACATTACGCGCAACGGCTAAAAAGCATCGAACTTCCGCGAGTGCGGAAAAAGACTAGGAGATAAAATGCCACGTCCTATTGCAGTCTCAAATTTGACGCGCAATCCGCCGCCGCGTATTGGACCAAAGTTTGTCGCTGTACCGCTTTCCTTTGCGGCGGCGGATACAGACGCAAACTTCACCTTTCGTTTCGACCTTACCCAAGAAATGATGCAAGGGCAGTTCGCTACGCCGCAGATGCTCTATCTGGACAACACGGCTGGCGCAGTGGATGTTCAGCTATGGTTTCAAGCGACCAATCAATATTTGCGCATTCCCTTGCGCTCGCTTGCGATCCTACCATTTTTGGGGCACGAATTTGGACCGTGCTTCGCGCGGTATCAGTCTAGTGACTGGAATTTGTTTCCAGGCTTTGCTGACGCGGCGTATAAACCAACGCTCTACGTTTTAAACACGCCAATGCCATACGGTATTTGGTCAAAGCCGCTCAACGCAGACAAGGTTTCTGTCACCAATTATAACGGAACACTTGCAATCGGCGGCAATGTCACGGAGCTAATCTATGACTCTGTGGATAACGGCATAGTCCCAGAGACGCGCATAGCTGTGTACATCGAAAATCCAGCTGATGAAGTTGAGCCTCTATTTTGGCGTGTTCAAGGATCGGCGAACGCCACGCGAGCGCGCCTGCTTCCAGGCGAACACATAATTCTTGGGGCGGGCTGGCCACTCGGTCAAGGAAGCCTTCAACTAGCTGGAGCTACGATTGGGCATGCCTACAAAGTGTATCTGTGGTCACTACTCTAATTTCGGGCGGAGAAAATGGACTCTCGTTATTCACCACGCATGGCTGTGATACCCACGGCAACCACCACAGACGCCAGCGGTGCTCAGACAGGCGCAAATATCGTTGCACTCGCGGCGAACACCTTGCGTGTGGGGCTCATAATCGGCAACAACAGCGCCGCTAACCTCATGTACGTGAACTTTGGTGCAGCGGCCGTTGTTGGCGGTGCAGGATCGATACCGATACCGTTCGGCACGTATTTGAACCTAGCAAATCAGGCGTTGCCTTCTGAGACTGTCGAAATTATCGGCACGCTTGGCGACGCCTATACTGTGAAGGAACTAACCTGATGGCCTTTGACGCAGCATCTTTGATGCGCATGCTTGGTATCAACCCTGATGAAATGTTGGGGAAGGTTGCGGAGCTCCAGGAAATCGCCAAGCATTTTGAAGAACGGCTTGGCGCAATCGAAGAAAAAGCTGATCGTATTTTGGCGCTTCTGGAGTACATAGTTGACGAACAAGCCACAGCTAACGCCGAAAATGGGCTAGTCAAATTGGTGGCGTCTCAAAGCGCACCTCTACTTTTGGAGCATCACAATGGGGCTAAACCAAATGGAGCCGCCTGACTTCTACGCGGTTGTTGACCGTATGGAAGGCTGCTCACCGGTTTGCGACGCGGGAGATTTGCACAACCTGTTGCTTATGACTTCACGCAGCATGATTGTACCGCCCGCCGAGCCGCACAACATGCCCAAACCGCAAGAAGTCGCGCACCGTCTTGCCATGCTTGAACTTTTCACACAGTATTGTGATGAAAGGTTTGAAACGCTTGTTAAAGAAAACGCGGCTTTAGCTTCTCGTCTTTTGGCGGTTGAGCAAGAGAACGCCCTTCTGCTTCTGGAGCGAGCGACGAAATGAGCGAAGCAACAACCAAACTCCACAACACAGCCGCCGCGTTGCACGACGCGGCGGCAGAAACTGAAGTCGCTGAAATCCGCGCTGAAATCGCGGAAGAAGCGATTGCGGACGCCAATTTGGAGGCTGAACACGCACGCGCATTCGCGGCAGACGCCTTCAAGGCGGCAATGAACACCGAACTAGGGAAAGCAGTAGAGGCAATTCAGGTATGCTTGGAAGATTTAAAGTCAAGAGTCGCGTCGCTGGAACAGAACCAACAGTCAAGCGACGTGGGCGACCGCCTAAGAGTGATCGAACAACTCTTGAAGGAACTGGAGGAAGCGGAGGAAGCAGAGACGAGAACTCCGACACCATCGATCCAGCCGCCATCATTGGAGACAGTGACGCCGCAGTCACAGAAACCTCCGGCGAAAAGCGAGAACGCAAAAAGCGAGGCCCCAACAAGACGGGCAAGAAAGACCAACTGGCTCTAGTTGACACGCTGAAAACGACGCTCATTTTCGCGCACATTGGCATGGCGATAGGCACCAAGACGCCAGAGCTTGCCTTGACCGAAGAACAAGCTAAGGCGATGGCGACGGCCACGGCAGATGTTCTCCAGTATTACGACACAGAATTGCCAGCCAAGACTATGGCATGGGTAAATCTGGCGATGGTTGTTGGTGGCGTATATTTCGAGAAGGCGTCTCTCGTTGTTGAGCGGAAGCGCGCTGAAAAAGCGCGTCCTGTTTCCAATCCAGCTTTAGGAATGGCCGCTTGATGCCCAACACAGAAAAATGGCCCCTTCAATCGGAGTGTGATAAATTCTACGGCAATCCGCGCGGCTCACACGGCGGGCATGTAGACGAAAAGTGGTATGCGGCGAACATCGTTTTGGTGCCGCTTCCGTTCCTGATGCATATGGGTGATGTGACTATCAAACGTATCAGTATTCACAAGCGTTGTGCCGCGTCTCTTATATCGGTGCTCGCAAAAGTCAAAGCTCAACTTTCGGCCGATACTTTCAGCCCGTTTGATTTGTGCTATGATGGCTCATTCGCCTATCGGAGCATGCGGCGTGGCGCGGCGTTGTCCATGCATGCCTATGGTTGCGCGTTGGACATTGACGCGGCACATAACCCGATGGGAAAACGGAAGATGCGTTTCACACGTTTCAGCCCATGGGTGCAGGCTTTCGAAGAAGAGGGGTGGACGTGGGGCGGTCGCTGGAGCTCGCCTGACGGAATGCACTTCCAGGCGGCGCGGGTATCTTGACTATGTGGCCAGCCTTCCTAGTTCTCGCGGTCATAGTTTGTTTCGTCTCAATTTCGTTATATGAGAAATGGCATGGCAAAAAGCAAAGGACTAGGCTTCTTTGTGTCAAATACGAAGCAAAAAGCTATCAAGAAAGCGAAAGCGGGAAGAATAGCGAAGGCAAAAACCCGCGAGAAGGCTGAAAAGGAAGAAAATCGCACGGGGTTTTTCGGTCAACATATTGTTGGTGGGAAAACATCCAAGCTCAAACTGGGAGACTGATTTATGAACCCAAATGTGATAATCGCGGCGGCATGCGCAACGGTTGTGCTCTGCTTTGCGATCATGGTGAAAACGTCGCAGAAATCTTCGGCCGACGCTGGCGCGGCGGAAGCCGAAGCGGAAGCCGCAAAAGACGAGCAAGAGGAACAGGTTGAAATTGACGAAAGAATTCAGCAAGCCGATATTGAAGTTGCTAGGCAACGCGACCCTGCTTCTGGGGTTGAGCGGTTGCATGACGGAACGGCCTGAAACAGAGCTCAAGATTATCTGCCCAACGTTGCGTCAGTATACTAAGGAATACCAACGGGCGGCGGCCGAAGAACTTAAGGGCGTCTATCGGGACAATCCGAAGCTCACGGAAATGCTTAACGACTACATTGCGTTGCGTGACGCGTGCCGCGCTTTAGAAAAACCTGTGGATAACTGAGCGCCAGGCGCGAAACTATCGGTTGACACAGTATTCCCTTCGTGCATAGGGCGTGCTATACTTGCCTTGGATCAGGAAAGAAAACGATGTTCGGACTTCCAACGACGCAGATTGAAAATATCCTGCACAACATTTTTCTCTCACTTATGGGAGGACTTGTTGTGCACGGGTATTTTTCAAGCGGTCAACTTGAAACTATTGTCAGTGCGTTGAGTATTGTACTCGTCTTTGGCCTCAACTATTTCACTCACACAAAGGCGCTTGCAGAAACGCCCCCGAGTTCTGCACCCCCGGTTCCTGCGAAGGTGACGAAATAGTGGCCGACTTCCGCCTGCCCACGAAATCGCAGCGGGTTACCGTCGTGGGCAGGACGGGAAGCGGCAAAACGTGGTTTGGAGCGTGGTTGCTGATGAATGCTCCCTTCCATCAGCAACCCTATGTAATTGTTGATTACAAAGGTGATCCTTTGTTGCGTTCGATCCAAGGTGTACGCGAACTTGGGTTGCACGAAAAGTTACCAAGTAATCCTGGCCTCTACTGCGTGCGCCCCCTTCTGCATGAAGAGGAAGCCATGGAAGCTTGGTTATGGAGTGTATGGCAGCATGAGAAAATTGGTCTGTATTTTGACGAAGCTTTCATGCTGCCTAACTCCGGATACTCCAGACGCGGAGCACTCCAGGCGATACTGACACAGGGACGCAGCAAAAAGATTCCCGTGATTTCGTTGGTGCAAAGACCGTCACAGATTAGTTTGTTTGTTTTCTCCGAAGCAGATTTTTACGCGGTGTTTCATCTCAACCGTCGTCAAGATCGCAAAACTATGACTGACCTTGGCGACGCCCTAGACGCGAGCGAGCTTCCGGCCTATCACTCAAAATGGTATGATGTTTCCGGTGATACCTCATACAGCATGCTGCCTGTCCCTGACGGGGAACAAATAGCCTACACAATTGAGCAGCGGTTAAAACCGAAACGGGTTTTTGTGTAACTAAAAAGGAACGTCCCAATATGGAGCGTGTATATCTGGAATGGAATATTGTGAACTGGATCACTGTCGTGCTCATGGCAAGCATCGGACTTGCACTTGTCGGGCTTGTCAGTAGCTCACTCCAGGGAACAACCAAGAAAGCGGGGTGATCTTACCACCATGGATTACATCCCTCTTAATTTCAGACTCATGGCGCACCCCGCAAATTGGGCCATCATTACGTTGATGGTCTTAATTGCGGGTATTGCTTTGGGCCTAGTTTATCACCCCAACAACGAAGCGGCGGGAGAAAAGAAGTAATGGCTGGCAACGGTAACGGCGGGCAGCAGGTGAATAACCAGCAAGCAAATATGATGGCGAGAAATGCCATTCTTGCGGCCGCCAAAGATATGTGGCTTCCGATTTACAACACCGTTCCCGTGGGCGCTGTTCCGGGGCAGGTTATCAACATTCCAGTGCGCAACGTCGGTCTGATCAAGCGCTTTCTGATCGAAGTCACAGGGACAATCAACCTGATCGACGCGGGCGGCGGCTCAACTTTGACGCTGACTGAATACGGCATGGCCAATCTGTTCAGCAACATCCAGTTGACCGATCTGAACAACCAACAGCGCATCAATACAACGGGATGGCACCTCCATTTCCTCGCGAGCGCCAGAAGGCAGGCGGCTTTTGCAGCGGCGTTCTATTCGAGCGACGCCAGACTTTCGGGCGCTGCGGGCGCAACGATTTTGGTCAACGAAGCTGGCACGCTCACTTCCGTACATGGGCAGGGCGCGCACTTCAACGTCAATATCGCGGACAACAGCATTGTTGGCGCTGGCGCTGGCGGCACGACGCGGCCATTCCGTTGGTTTTACGAAGTTCCGGTTGCCTACGGTGACTATGACCTTCGCGGCGCGATCTATGCAAACGTGGTTAATGCGACCATGAATTTGCAGGTGACGTTCAATCCTAACCCGTTTGTCGCGGGCGCTTTGGGCGCAGTTGACACCATGAGCAACATTTACGCGCTCAATCCCGCCGTGGGTTTTGTCAGCAACACTCTCGCTGTGACAGGTTTCACGGTTTATCAGAATTTCCTCGATCAGTTGCCTATGACGCAGAACGGCCCCGTTCTTCCGCTTCTCGATCTGTCGCACGCCTACATGCTGCAGATGACTTCTTTCAGCGGCATGACGGCGGCGCAGGACTTCCCGATACCCTACGCGAACTTCAGGCAGTTTCTGAGCACTATCATCGCAATCGACGATAGCGCCACGTTCCTGACTGGCGCGGGTGGTGTTCCCGGCGCAAACGTGAACTTCTTTGCTCTGGAAACAGCGAACTTCACCAACTTGTTCCGCGTGGATGCTTTCACGGCCAAGGTTTGGGAACGTGAAATCATGAACACGGAGTTGCCGCGAGGCACATACTATTTCGATAGTCGGCGGCAACCGATTATTACAACGCAGCAAGGCAACACTCAGTTGATTGTCAATCTGACGGCGGCGGGTGCAACATCCCAGATTTCAACGGGCTGGGAAATGCTCGCGTTGATTGGGCAGGTAACACAGGCGGGCTCACTTCCGGCCTAACGAAAAGCGGAAGGACGTTCGGTTACATCAACTAAACGTCCTTCTCTTCTACCACGCTTTTCGCCTAAGGCGAAACAGGGAGTAGTGAAGAAATGGACTTGTTCAAACAGTGGATGAAAAAACCCTTTGATACGGATATGGACCTTGTTCATTGGTTCCTATTCGCGGGGTTGCTCATTTTCATCATGGCTTTGTGGCGCTTCATTCTGGCGCACATGAAGGGCGCGATAGCCTAACGCACGACTGAAAAGGAAGGATCAAATATGCCTAGCTTGTGGACAATCGCTATTCTGTTTGTCGTGTATCTGGCGGGGGCTAAATTCCCCTTCATTGCCCAGAAAATCGGCGTCGTCTGATGGAGCAAAGCAACGTCATAGCAATGGCGTTGCTGTTCGCTTATGTGATTTTCATCACATTGCGCGGAGAGCTTCCCATTTACGTTGGGTTTTTGGTGTCGCCAGTAAAAACAACCGATGCTGCGAGCCCGAGTAGCGCGACAACCAAAACTGTGTCGTCGCCCAGCGCAAGCCTTGGCGGGTTAGCTGGAGCTTTCGGCGGCTCAATATTCGGCGGCTCATATGGTGGTCAATTGGGTGGTCAATTGGGTGGTCTAATCGGCGGAAAGTTGTAAGAAAAATGCCCTTCGCTCTGATCGTCATAGGTTTATTGCTCGTTGTTACAGCGGCGAAGGATACGCACCTTCAGTTGGGACAACAAGTCGCGAAGGACTTTACGGGAGAAGGCAATTTCTTCACTTGGATTTTGGCCATAGGTGTGCTCGGCTTTGTTGGTTACATTGATAAAGCCAGGCCGGTCGCCAACGCGCTGTTGGTTTTGGTTTTGCTCGCGATGTTTCTCAGCAACTCAAGACGCGGCGATATTTTGACACTGGTCAAACAGGGGCTAACCAATCCGATTGCACCACAACCGGTGACGAAAACGTCACCCGGAAGTGCGGCGTCAACACAAACCTCGGCCGCAAGCGCCGCTCCGGTTGCCGCGAAGCATAGCAAAGGGAGCCAGTTGTTGGGCGTCGCTGGCGCTGCGATAGGTACAATATACGGCGGCCCAGCTGGCGGCGCAATGGGCGCTAGCCTTGGAAGCGGTATTGGTGATGTGTTTAGCAAAAAACCTGCACAATAGGAGATTTACACGGTGGACAGGATCACGGAAAGCGTTGTCACAATTCTGACGGCCATTATCGGCGTCGCAATTCTGGCGGTGCTCGTTTCGCAGCGCTCAAATACCGCCGGAGTTTTGACCGCCGGCGGGCAGGCATTCTCCGGAATGCTCGGCGCGGCAACCGCGCCAGTCACGGGCGGCGGAGGTGGCGGCATGAGCATGCCAACACTCGGCGGCGGGTACTACGCTAATCGGATGTATGGAGGATTTTAATCAATGCCTCAATTACACGGGATTGAGGCGACGCGAAAACCGGAACTTGGTACCCAAGATTTCGGTTTTCGCGAGGGGCCTCCAGAACCGTTCCATATTGTATACGAACGAAAACGTATGCCAGATTATGGAGCGTTGGAATACGCCTATATCGGGCTAGCGCTCCCACCTCAGCCTATCATGGGAGCGGGGGTTGCTGTTTCACATCAGGGTGTCAACATCACTCAGCCAGAGCAAGCTTATGTGACGCAGAATGTGACGGCTAACACGTTGTGGCTCAGTGCTGGCGCGATGTATAATCAGCAACTCACAGACGACGCGGGGAATTTCATCGAAGAAATTCCCAACGTAGGAACGCCGCCTAGCGTTTTCCGCAACGTTGTTGCAACGCATTGGGTTGACGCTGAAATGTGGGCTAACAACCCGTTTCCGGATAGGAGGTTGTGATGGCTGGCGGCTTTGTTTCCAAACATCCTTATCTGACGGGCGGCGCTGTACTCGCCATTATTGTGTTGTTCATGATGTTGCGGGGTGGTGGAAGCAGCGGCCAAACCGTGGTTGCTGGCGGCACGACTGTCGATCCTAGCGTTGTTGGCGCGGGCATGCAACTTCAGGCCATGCAAGCGCAACTTGCTTCGCACGCGCAAGATGTTGCCGCCGAAACGCGCGCAAGGCAAGATGAAGGCGTAATCCAGCTTGCCATTGCAAAGCTCAATGCAGAGCAGAACACGCTGAACATGAACCTACAGACACAGTTGGCAAGTAAATCGCTTGATGTTCAATCGAACTTGGCAACTATGCAGACTGCAATGACTGCCCAAATCGAAGGCGCTAAAATCCACGCCCAAGAACAAGCTATGCAATTGCAGCATGCCGATACTGTCGCGCAGATTAACGCCACGCTCGAAAGCGCGAAGGCTAGTAATCTGTTGATGGAAAAAGTAACAACGAGTAATATTGAACTCCAAAAGCAGAACCAAGAATTGCAGGCGGCAACTTCGAAGGCGCTCATTGAAAGCAATACCAAGCTGGGCATGGAAAAAGAGCGCACCGTCCAGAAAACTACGGGCGGGCTGTGTTTCTTGACCACGGCTTGTTGTGAGGCCATGGGGTTGCCGGATGACTGCAACGAGTTGGAGACGCTCAGATTTTACCGTGACGTTGTGATGCCTAGGCATTTGGGCAAAGGGCGCGCGCTCGAAATCTGCACCGAATATAAGCGGGTTGCTCCGGATATCATTGCTGGGGTGAACCGAAAGCTTGAGCCATCGGAAGCCAACGTTTTCTGGCGGGCAATGTATCATCACAGGATTTTGCCGATAGTCTATTTGGTGCAGCATCAGAGATACGATGAGGCGTTCAAAGCGTATTATGAGTTGGTGAACGATCACCGTGAATTTGCAACGCTCGAAACTGAAAGCAGCAATAGTTGGGTGGAAATCTGATGGCGGTTTTAGCGAAGGTCAAATCCGCCGTCAAAAACTACGCGCTCCCTGTCGGCGGCATGCTGGCAGGGGGTGGCGTGCTGTGGTGGATGTTCAGCCGAACACCTTCTGATGGAGGTGACGCCGTTGTGTCGCAAACCGCCGCGCCCGTGGTCAATTACGGGTATAGCGGTCCGAGTGTGAGTAGCTATTCTGTCGGGAGCGCGACGCCAGCGGCAACAACAACAGACACCACTTCTGGCGATAGCTCTTTGGTGGCGCTGTTGTTGGCGATGTTCGGCGGCGGGGGCGGCGGAACAACGACGCCAACGACGGAAACAGAAACGACAACGACCCCTGGCGATACTTCGTCCAGTGAAACGACGCCAGTTCAGGAAGAAACACCGATAGGTCAACTGTGGACAACGACGCCTAGCGGTGATCCATATAATGGTGTCTGGAATGTGACTGACGAACAACTGGCGGAACATCAGGCTGATCTAGCGGCAAACACTCCAGGTGTTGCACCCATGCAGGTTGACGGCGTTTGGAGTGTGCAGGAAATTCCCGTGTTGGAAAATGGTGTGTGGGTAACGCCGTCAAGTAGAGCAGCGCAGATTACCGCCGCCTCTGAGCCAGTTGCCGTTGCGCCTGTCGCAAATCAGACATACGTTGCTCCAGCGCAGGAAAGCAGCGTCACACAAACCGCCGCGCCAGTTGTGAGCAGCGCCAGTCCGCCTGTTACACAATCAACCTCCGCCCCAACAGTGAGCAATTCTAATGCGGCGGTTGTAGAGACTGTGCAAAACGTCATGCCAGTTTCCGCCGCTGCGGCACAGGGGATTGACACATCAAGTCAAGCGTCATTTGACGCCAGCGTGGAAGCGTTGCGAGCGAGCGGATTTGGCTTTGCTCGGTTTACAAGATAAGGCAGGATTTACAGAGTAAATCCGAGCGAAGCGTCAAACATAAGGAGATAAAATGGCCGATCCAACTGAACTGCAAACTAGGCCCGGCGCTGGCATGGTGCGCGACTTTCCATTCCAAGCTCCGGAACGTTCCCCCGAAACGCTGTTTCATCCCCAGCCGCCAACGAATGCCAGATTTCAGAGCATTGATATTGGTGGCACAGGACAGGCTATCGCCGCCGCGACGAAAACACAATTCACGCAAGCTTGGGGGCAGTTTTTAACGGTGTTCTCAACCCCGCGCGCGGGAATGCCTGGAAACAATCCGGGCGGAGTGAACGTCACGCAAACTGCACCGTCGCCAGCAATGCCCGCCGAAGTCAGCAAGGCGGCTGGCGGCGTAAAATCACGGTGGAATTGGCGCAATGCTATGAGCGCGATGTTCCCCAATGGTTGATTACACTAGCTACGCCGAACAGGCGGCGCAGAAATACGGCATTTCGACTAGCTATCTGAATGCCATGGTCACAATGGAAGGAACGCCAAACAACCTCTTTGGCTTCCAAGGCGGCGCTGCACAAAAATATGGCTTCAGTTCTCAGTCCGATTTCTTGGACATTGGGAAACAATTCGACGCTGGCGCTGCTTACGCAAAACAGAACGCTAGTCAGTTGGGTGCGAAACTTGGTCGCGCGCCAACTGACTTTGAAACCTACTTGGCACATTGGCAGGGTGCGAGCGGTTCATACAATATTCTGAGCAATCCAAATGCCAAGGCTGAAGATACTGTTCAGAATTACTGGAAAAACGGTGGCACAAGTTTACCGATTGGCGCGACAAATCAAGATTGGGTGAACAAGGCCAAAGATAGGTGGCTCAAAGCTGGCGGTAGTTTGAGTGAAACAGATGTGGGCGCGACGGGAGCGGCCGCCTCTTTAACAGGTGTTGGCGGAGGTGGTGCGATTGCCGCTGGCGCTGGCGGTGGTGCTGATGTAGGATGGGGAGATTACATCGTGCATCAGGGAGTGCGGGCGGGCGTGTTTACATTGGGGATTGTGCTGATAGGCATGGGCGTTATCGTGTTCACCGTCGG